TGTTGACGATGAACGTCTGGATGATGGGACGAGCGATATTGATACGCTTGACGCATTCGAATACACAATAGAAAGATATATTTCCCGGTTCATCCGGTATGAATAGAGGTGAGACTATGAAATTTACGCAGATGGCAAAATTAATTACGGAAGAACTCAACAAAGCATCTGATATAAAAATAGATATGTGCCTTAATTCTAAGATGGCAAGCGAAATCGAATTATGGTCTATGATGTATAGCGGTAATTCCCCGTGGGTTAATAATAAAACTATTTACAGTGCTAATATACCGGCTTCTATATCTTCCGAGGTAGCAAGATTGGTGACCTTAGAATTAAAATCCGAGGTAGCCGGAAGTACAAGGGCGAATTATCTTAATAGCGTGTACAAGAATGTATTAGCAGGCCTTAGACAGTACACCGAATATGGGTGCGCAAAAGGTGGATTAGTATTTAAACCTTATGTAACTACAAATGGAATACAAGTGCAGTACATACAAGCAGATTGCTTCTTTCCTATATCATTCGATAGTTCAGGGAATATAACACACTGTGCATTCGTGGAGCAGTTCAGACGCGGCATTAAGATATACACTAGACTAGAATTACATCAACTCGACGGAAACAGGCTAGAAATAACAAATAGAGCGTTTTTAAGCACTACAGATGTGACACTAGGAAGTGAAATATCTGTAACAGATGTGCCACAATGGAGTGAATTACAATACAAGGTCACATATGAAGGAACTCAAAAACTACCGTTTGGATATTTTAAAGTTCCACTTGCCAACACAATAGACAGTGATTCCCCATTGGGTGTATCAGTATATTCAAGAGCGGTACCTCTAATAAAAGAAGCAGACAGGCGATATTCTAATATTTCTTGGGAATATGATGCCAAACAAGTTGCCGTACATATTGCAAGTTCTCTTTTGAAATATAGTCAAGAAAATGATAAGTTTGAATATCCGGGCGGAAAAGAACGGCTGTACCGAACGTTAGAGTACAACAACGGGGCAACAGACAAACCGTTGATAGATGTTTTTTCCCCGGATATAAGAGATGCCTCACTATTTAACGGTTTTAATAATCAGCTTAAGCTTATAGAATTTAATTGCTCTTTAGCTTACGGCACCATATCAGACCCGCAAATGATAGAGAAAACAGCAGAAGAAATAAAGACAAGCAAACAACGGTCGTATACCATGATTTCCGATACACAGATGGCATTACAAAGATCATTAGAAGATTTAGTTACTGCTATTGACTTTTGGGCTACAATCTACAATCTGGCGCCGATGGGAGAATATGAGATATCCTATACATGGGACGACAGCATAATAATTGATGCAGATAAAGAACGCAAGCAGGATATGGCCGATATGGCTGCAGGCATAATGAGACATGATGAATACCGAGCTAAATGGTATGGAGAAACACAAGAGGAAGCATTAAAGAATTTACCACAACCGGACGTTAAAGACGTGTTTGAATAAAGAGGAGGGATAACGTGTTAAAAATTCCAAAGCTATCTAAAAGTAAATTTATGAAAAATATTCCACCGCTTTGTCATGGTAGCCGCAATGAGCCTGAAATCGTTACTCTGTTAGGAAGCATGAAAGAAGCAATGAAACAAGCTTTAAATGAATGCCAAGAACATGTATCACATCTAACAATTAATTTAGATGGAAAACAAATATACAAAAAAGACGGATGGTGATTAAATGCTCACACCTTCTGAATTGGAAAAAATACCGGTTGAAATTCAGAAACTTGTTATGAATCTATCCATGCGCCTAATGGAAGATGTAATTGACCGCATAAACAAAATCGGAAGCATATCCCGTACAACCGATTACGAAATATACCGTTTAAGTCAAATTGGGTTGTCTAGTGCGACAATCCGTAAATCCATCCAGGCAACACTAAGCCTAACAAATACGGAGATAGATAAAATCTATGAAGAGGTAATACAAGAGGGTTACGCACGCGATGAGAGTTTGTATAATACAGCTGGTAAAATATTTACACCCTATACCGATAACACTCAACTGCAGCAACTTGTAAATACAGTCAGAATGCAAACAAAAGACGAACTTGATAATATCACGCGGACTATGGGATTTGCCATTGAAGCGAACGGTAAGACGTCATTTGTACCTATGACACAATACTACAGACAAGCATTAGACAGCGCTGTAATGGATATAACATCCGGCTCTTTCGATTATAACACAACAATTAAAAAAGTTATAAATGAAATGACTAAATCCGGTATTCGCACCATTGATTATCAAAGCGGACGAAGCAATAGAATCGAGGTTGCTGTACGTAGAGCGATTATGACTGGAGTAACACAAGTTACCGGGAGAATAACCGAAATGAATATGGAATCACTTGGAACAAAATTCGTTGAGGTAACTTGGCATGCTACAGCGAGACCAAGTCACCAACTATGGCAGGGACGCGTTTATTATTGGGACAAAACAAAGCCTTTTGAATCCAAGACAGTGGATGGAGTGCGCTACAAATCTTTTATTACAGAGACAGGGTACGGCACGGTAGAAGGATTATGCGGTGCTAATTGCTATCATGATTTTTATGAGTTTATTCCTGGTATTTCCGTTAGAACCTATACTGATAAACAGTTGGATGAAATGAATAAAAAAGAGAATATACCAAAAGAATACAAAGGAAAAGAATATACATCCTACGAAGCCACGCAGAGACAACGAAAACTTGAAACACTAATGAGAAAGCAAAGGCAGGACATAAAGCTTTTAGAATATGCCGGAGCAGACAAGGAAGATATTGCTATAGCAAAAATAAAATATAGAAGTACCATGGAACAATAT